GGTCCAGTAGGTCCAGTTTCTCCAGTAGGTCCAGTAGGTCCAGTTTCTCCAGTAGGTCCAGTTTCTCCAGTAGGTCCAGTAGGTCCGGTTTCACCAGTAGGTCCAGTAGGTCCGGTTTCACCAGTAGCACCTGTTGGTCCAGTTTCACCTGTAGGTCCGGTTGCTCCTGCATAGGCTAATTGATGTGCTGTTAAAATAACTGAAGGAATCTCTGGTCTTGTTGGATTTATAGAAGAAGAACCAGAAGTTATTTCCATTGTTATATCAGGAGAGCTCCAAGCAATTTCTAAATAATCACCTGCTAATAATTCCATTAAGAAATTCCACGAAACTACCATTCTTCCCTCAGCATCGTATATGGTTGTTGCTGTGTTTGTCCATGATACATTTGAACCATTTTTCTTCAACCATATATCAAAGTCATCTGATCCTAAATAAGGAGAAGATGCGGATTGAAATCTTGCAGAGAATTGTACGTTATAAACCCCTGAATTAGCAAAAGTTATCTGAGAACCTGAAGTAATATAAACCCCATTACTATTAGGATCTGTATTGCTATATTGCATTAAATTCTCTGAAGTTGTTCCAGAATTAGTTTGTGTTGTTTGATCCCAGAAAGATCCCCAATAAGCTATAGCTCCACCAGCACCAGTAGGTCCAATTGAACCTTCTAGTATAAACATACTAAATCCTGTATCACTGTTTGTTATCTGTACGTTTCCTGCTCCGCCTGCAAGAGATTCTGTTTTTACCCAGAATTCATCTCCTATTATTGCATCAACTATACCAGTGACTGTTAATAAGTTATATGGTATATTAACACCAGTCGGAACATCTTCTATTGTCGAATATCCCCTAAAGTTTGTTACCTCAACCGGAGTAATTGTGTTTCTCCATAGACTTGTTCCTATGAAGTTTGTTCCTCCTGTTGCAGTTTGATTACCTCCAACTTTATAACTTATAAAATATCTACCACTTTGTAGAACTTGTATATAAACGCCTGTTGCTCCTGAATTTGTAAATGTACCAGTTGCAAAATATAAAGGATCTATTAAATTGGTTGTATCAAATTCTACAGGAGTAACCCCACCAGGAGAAAGAGTTTGTATTGTTGAAAATTTTGTTAAATCTATATGACCTAGTGGTGCAGGAGGTCCTGTAGGACCAGTTGCTCCGGGATCTCCAGTTGCTCCAGTTGCCCCAGTAACACTTTGTCCTGTTGCCCCTGTAGGACCAGTTGATCCTGTAACTCCACTTCCTGTTGCTCCTGTTGCTCCAGTTGCTCCTGTAGGACCTTTTAAATTATAAGAAAGAGTCCATATACCAGAATTATTAACATAAACATTACCAGTGTCTCCATCTAAATAAAGATCCCCACTTGCACCTAATCCGAAAGTAGGTGCTCCAGTTGCAGAATACCAGTTTGTTCCTGTTGCACCTGTTGTTCCTTGTCCTGTTGCTCCATTTGCTCCTGTTGCTCCTGTTGGTCCAGCAACACCAGTATTTCCAGTTGCTCCGGTTGATCCTTTAGGACCTGTTGATCCAGTTGCTCCTGGATTACCTGCTGATCCTTTAGCTCCATTTGGTCCAATAGGACCAGTTACACCAGTAGGACCGGTAATTCCTATGCCTGTTGCTCCAGTAGCACCAGTAACACCAGCGCCAGTTGCACCGGTAATTCCTATACCAGTTGGTCCGATAGATCCAGTATTACCTGTAATCCCTGTTGATCCAGTAGATCCTGTAGCACCAGCACCAGGTCCAGTTGGTCCAGTTGGTCCTTGTGTTCCTAATAAAGAAATCCAAGCTCCTGTTCCATTTACTCCGCCTGACATTGTACCTCCAGTAACACTAGTAGGAACTGATCCAGTAACAGTTATAATATCAGAGTTACCAGATGCTCCTAAACCAGGTAAAGCAAGTAGAGTTACTGTGTTTAAGTTGTATTGAGCTAAGCAAGGTCCGCCAGTATTATTTATTACTGCCTGTGCTAATAATTGAGATGTATATACATTGTTATATTGCCAAGACGTTTGTCCTGCTGTAACCCCGTTATATAAAACTGCTATAGTTTGACCTGTTGATCCAGTTGCTCCAACAGCAAAAGAGAAAGACGCTTTTACTTCTCCGTATTTTAAAAATACCTCGTAATCCTGTCCTATGAATCTCATCTGTCCAGGGATACCTGGTTGTATTGATTCATCTGTGTAAGTTCTGTCTATTATAAATCTTAATCTTCCACCATTGTTGGAAGTTCCTATTATTGCATGTCTACCGATTAAAGCATCGTTTATGGTATTTAAACCATTACTTAATACTTCACCATTGCTTCCATTTAATTGTATAGACGTAGTACCATTTATTGGTAATCTTACAATATTAGATTTTAATAGTCCTAAGTTTATTCTTCCCTCAGGAAAATTCATGGACTTGTCCTGAATCGATATCCCAAATGCGTTATTTATAAGAAGGATAGCCTCTTGTAACTGTGCAAAATTAGAATTAGTAATAGAATTGTTAGCACCTATTGTATTAGATGCTAAAAGCTGTTTTATAGTCAATTGATTTAATTCCTTCATCCCGGAAGTATTTTAGATATATATCCGGATTGGAATTCGTGAATCCTAAATAAGGATCTTTTCTATTTCTTTATAGAATGAATGAAAATTTTTAGGAAAAAAATCTTTCATTTCTTTTATTTCTCTACTAGAAATTTGGTATTTTTCTTTTATAAAATCTATTACTTCTTCCTTATATTCATAAGAACTAGACTCTTTTTCACCCTTTTGTGTTTTAGTCCAAATCCATTGAGGTGTTTTTTTATAATAGTGAGACATAAAAACCTTCCAGAAGTCTACAACTTTTTCTGGTTGTATTTTTATATGATTGAATGAATTTGCTTGTAGTGGAAAATTAATAGACATAATTCTATTAATCATAAAAAGATTTTTTGCTTTATCTTTATCTTTAATACCATTCCATTCTTTAGTATTAAAAGCTTTTATTATTTCGTATGGATTGTTCATTGGAAAAGTTCAAAAGGATCAAATCCACTAGGTGTATTGTTAGTTCCACCCCATGGAGATTTATCAATTAATTGTTTTTTGTTTATTACTGGGTTAGATCTTTCTTTGGAATTTTCTTTTTCTATATGCTCTGATATCCCATCTATAATATCAGAAGGAATTGTTTTAGAATTAAGCCAAACCAATTTAGCATTCTCTTCGTAATATAGTTTAAACTTTTCTCTGTTTTCTGTGTTATCAGTCTGTGATAGCATTCTTAAACATAATCCTGATAGCCAGGAAAGAAATTCTTGATCGTCCCATATTTCTTCCATATCTTTTTTGACCCAAGAAGACTGTAGATAAAGATCCCATATTTTTTGTGCTTTGCTGTCTGATACGTTGTAAACCTTTCCTCCTTTAAGAAAAGGAAATACCCCAGGGACATCGTCTTTCTTATCACCTGTAAGTATCTTCTTAAACACCAGTTCTTTCGTATTTATTTTGTCTATAACGCACGATGTTATAAGTTTATCTAGTTTATAGTCACTTGATCCTGAAGAAGGATTAACGTCAAATATAGTGGGTTCTAGATCAGGATTAAGTTTCCAGTCATGAGATACTGATATTTTATTATTTTTAGAATTGGTATTCCAAATTCCAGTCCATCTTTGATCTGTATAATTTACTAACTGGTGCATATCCTTATCACCGCTTATAACTATAACGCAGTCTTCTGAATCTTTTAAATGATCACACCAAGCCCAAATTAAATCGTCTCCCTCAGCTCCTGTATATCTGCTATATGTGTAACCGTTTGATTCAAGAAAAATCCCAAATTCGTCCATTAGCTTAAAGAAAGATCCCCAATCTACACCTTCACTTTTAATTCTGCTTTCTTTGTAAACACTTCTTGATATTTTAAAATCCTTTCTCCAAGATCTAGAATCTTTACAAAAGATAACGCGATTTATATCAGGAATCTGATTTAGAGAATAACAAAGATCTGTTATTACTTTTCTCATGAACAAGTTTCTATCACTTTCAGAAGATAAAACATCTCCAGGTGATTTAGCTCCAAATCCGGAAAAAATCCCGAATGTCTTGTGGAATAAATAATTACCATCTGCTACTACTGTAACCATTTTTATTATTTTTTTTTATAGACTAGAAGTCTTCATTTTTAATCATTATATCATAGTCTAAAAATTGAAAAAAATCCTCTCTATCTGCTTTTAATCTGCGCTCCACATTGTCAGCATCATTCCTATTTTTTAGTCTTTCTACTCTTACCTCCTCTGAAGGATTTATATAAATTACAAATGATTTACTTCTGTATTCTTTACTCAAAGATTTAACACCTTTAGGGTCTAGAATAAAAATATTTTTTTCTTCAAATTCACCTTTGGATATACCATAATACCACCCATTAAATTGCTGGATTTCTAAAAATATATCTTTATTTAATTCAAAAAAATCATCATCTCTAAAAAAATAATCTACACCTTCTTTTTCATTTTCTCTAGGAGGTCTTGAAGTAAAGGATATTCCATAAGAAAACCCTTTTTCAACCATCTTTTTTCTTAGAAAATCTTTTCCTGAACCTCCTGGTCCTACTATTATTATTTTATTAGTCATGATTACTTTGTCATTTCTTGTATGCTAAATATTAATGCTAAGAGACAGGTAACAGAATCTATTACAGTATTTCTCATTGATTGATATTTTGCAACCTCTATTATAATTCTAGGTATAAGATTATTTTTTTCTGGTTTTTTCTCTTTTATCCAGTCTATGAATTCCTTAGATAAGCAGTCCATTACTTCGTCTACTTTGTTAGAATATTGGCCAACTATCAAAGAGTAACTTTTTCCTGGATCCTGTTTAGAGAATATTAAATCAAATATCTCCTCGTGATTCCAAAGAACCTCTTTTATTTTTTGTTCTGTAAGATCTGTTACTCCGTCAATGTTCCATCTCTGTATTGTGTTTAGAGCAGACCTCATATCAGGAAAATATTTTTTAGTAAACAACTCAAGATTTTCGTCCGAGTGATTTATTCCTAAAGCAGTTAATATTTTACTAACTCTTTCTTTCCATTGTGTTTGGATATCTGCTTCTTCACTTTTGTCAATAGGATCAAAATCATATAATTCAAATCTTGAACGGATTGCCTCTGGTATTTTATTTAGATAATTACAAGTAGCTACGAATCTAGTTCCTTTAGCATACTTTTCAATTGTTCCTCTTAATGCTTTATAGAATTGTTCAGAAGCACCATCAAACTCATCTAAAACCACAATCTTTGTGTTGTTTTCCCCATCCATAATAGAAACAGTTGAACAAAAATCATGTATTTTAGTTCTTATTGTGTCTACTGAACTTTCATCTGAAACGTTTATAAAGATATGAGGATTGTTCTTCATTAGAATTTTAGCCATGCTTGTTTTACCAGATCCTGGGGATCCTGACAATAAAACATTCTGTTGTAATCCCCCTTCAAAAGAACTTTTAATTCTTTTTGGAAGTATCATGTGTTTAAGATCTTTAGGTCTTAATTTTTCAGTTAATAGTTCTTGTATCATTTTATTCTTTCTAATTTTTTTTAATTATTTACATAAGTTTATCATATCATCTGCTAAATCCTTATCATTTCTAATCTCTACAAATCTTGGTAAGAAAAGAGACCAATTTCCATTCTTATCATTTATAACAACATTATATTGGACAGAACATATTTTACCAATGTGTGAGTCTGCTTGAGCACTTAATGTTTTAAGATCTTCATCAGTAAATCCAGATCCGATTTTAACTTTTAATTGTCCAGATCTGTCTTCACAAATAAATCCCCCGATGAAGCCTTCTCTCTTACCTTCTCCTGGGTACCAACCTTTAATAACTAAATCACACTCATTAACCTCTTTTAGTTTTATCCAGCTTTTAGATCTTTTACATTCATAAACATGGTTGGGATTCTTAAGAATAACCCCTTCACCACCTTTATCAACCACTTTTTTATAATATGAATATAAATCTTCTTTTTCTTTTGTTATAAAAGATTCTGCTAAAGTTAAATGTCTAGAGTTGTGATTTTTAAATACCACTTCTAATGTTTCTCTTCTTATCAAAAAAGGTATTACACCTTTACCTTTTTTTAGTGTGTCTCCGTCTTCTAAATCAAAGATATTAAATATTAAATCGTCTCCTATTGTTTCAGCTGGTTTCCCTTTAAGCATTTGATTTACTTTACCTGAAACACTCTTTCTGTTTATATCAGTAAGTTCACCATCAAAAAACCAATCCCCCATAAGATTAGAATTACCAAATATCTCTAGACATTCATCTGATATTTTTTTAAGATACTGATTTGGTATTTCGTTGAAAGCTCTTGTAAAAAATTTAACCTCACCGGAAGATACAAAAGCTATAACCCTAACACCATCGTATTTTTCTTCACAGATTATTTTTTCCCATTTGTTTATTTCGTTCTCGTCATCTTCTGCTAGCATAAGACTTGGATCGGGAATAACATCTTTTCCGAAAGCTTTATTTATTAATTTTGCACCTATACCGATATTAAGTCTTTTAGTTAAAACTTTACCTAGCATCTTCCTATGTTCGTAAGGAAGATTAGAACAATTTACTATTTCAAAGGCTTCTTCTCTGAATTTATCGTTTGGCGCAGGAGCTAAAAATAATCTTCCAGTTAAATCCTTAAATTTTTCAAAAATATCATAATCTATTTGATATGGAGATTTTTCTAAAACCTCTAGCTTATGGAGCTTAGTAGTCAAAAAGGGATCTAAAGCTACCTTTAAAAGATATTCTAATACTGCGGAATAATTGTTCTTAATTAATTCCTGTTTTGTTTTTTGTGACCCTTCTCCAGTAGATGATTCTATCTGAAGTAGAATAGAAAGTTCTTTTTCCATTTATAAAGTGTTTTTGCAAATGTAGAATTTTATACTAGATAAAAAAAATGTTTTCTACACTATTTTATACTTTATTGAAAATAGTTAGTTTCTATTATTTAAAATTGATTTATGCTGGAGTTTCTTCTGCTGTTTCTGCTTCACCACTCTCTGCTTCACCACCACCTTCTGGGGCTGCTTCTTGTTCTTCACCTCTTTCTTTTGCCTTTTCTATATAGCTTTTATTCATCTGAATATCGTCATTATTAATACCAGAATATCTTTCTATTAAAAAGTCCTGATTGAAATATTGAACCTCTTCATCGTTTACAGTTTCTTTAATCTCTCCCAATGCAGCAATAAAATCTATTTTTTTCAATAGCTGCTCTATTTCCCTAGATTCTCCAAAAGAGTTATCACTTTCGAATTTTACACCTATTTGGCTTCTAAATTCTGAATCATTTTTAAGATCTGGAAATTCTAGACACATCTGAATCCAAAGAGGCTTAACCATTATTTCTTGAAATATGGATCTTAATCTGGTAATAAATTTAGAAAATCTAACCTCATCTCTTTCTGCACCATCTGCAGCAGTTTTAAAAGTATTACCAGATCCTGTTCCTAATCTTGCTGAAAATCTATTGTATGGTATTTTAGAATCCTGTCTTAGTTTATTATAAAAATAAACAACAGAATCCATTACATTAAGATTTGGACCCTGTGCATTTATAGTTTCAACTTTTGTAGATTGTCCGCCTTGTTCAGGGAACAAGTAATTTTTATAAAATTGAAGATCTGGTCTTCCGTTTATAGCTAGTTCCCCCGATGTTGTATCTAATTTTATATCCTCCTTATATGAAGTCATTAACTCACCTAATGTTTCTTTTGCTTTCTGAGGTGATTTACTTCCTATAGGAACTGTCATTTTAATTCTATACTGAGCATTCATTACATTCCATATAATTCTGGAATGTTCCATTATTTTAAGAAGATTATAGGATCTAATTAATCTTTCTGAATATGATGTTCTAGAAACAGAATTTGCTTTAGCATAGGATATGTAAATGATTTGAGCATCTAAAAGTTTTCTTTGTCTTGTTGTTTCTCCGTAATATTGCCACCAGATAGTTTCTTTAGTTCCGTCTGCATTTTTTTCTACTGCAGGTGTTAAACTTATAGCATCTAATTCTTTAAAACCAACTATTTCTTTTCCGTCATTTGAATAAACTATTTCAAAAGCCAAAAATCCTTCAACCATTAATTGTCTGAAATATTGCCATGCTGTTAGCCCATTTGCAAAATTATGTAGAACATAAAGTTTTCTAAAATTAGATCTTAATGAGTTTACTACTTTTTCGTCCAGATCCATGCTTATCATGGACGGATGACAAAAGAAATTCTTTTCATCATAAACTATTGCCTCATCACATATTGTGTCTAAGATGTATTCTATTTCAGCATTTAATGCGAATGTTCTTAAAAAGTCTCTTTTAAATGGATAATCCTTATCAAAATATGCAATATACTTTCTTACACTAGTATCTTGTGCAGCTATACTATAAATAAAGTCTTCATCATCCTGTGAGAATCCAAATCTTTCTCTCATATTTGCTTCGGTGATACCAATAGCCATAGAGTCTTGGATTACCATATCTTTGTAATCCATACCGAAAGATCCTAATCCACTAATAGATTTTATTATTCTGGAAATATTAGGATTAAACCTTTGTAAATTATCTATAAATCCTGCCATTTTTTAAAGTTTAAATTCTTCTTCCCCTTCTTTCTTTTCACCTTCTTCTTTTCCCCCTTCTTTCTCTTTTTTCTGCTCTGCTTCTTTTTTCTTAAATTTTTGATTATCCATTCTATCTTGACTTGTCATTCCTAACCACCGATCAACTATAAAATCTAAATCAAAATATGATTTCCCCTCTGTGTTCTTTAATCCTAGTATTTTTATAACCTGATCTTTTCTTGCAGTCATTACCTCCATCTCTTTTGCTTCTCTAAACATGTTTTCTTTTACATAGTCTAGACCAAATTCAGATTTTATTATGTAGTCATTTTTAAGCTGTGGAAAATCTAAACAGAATTGTACCCATAAAGGTTTGGTTAAAATCTCCTGGTATATAGATCTAAGCCTATTAATAAATTTACCAAATCTTATTTCCTCTTGATCTAATCCTTCTGCTGCAAAAGATACAGTTCCTTCTGATCCTGATTCTTCTCTTCCAAATCTACTTGATGGAATTTTTGAATCCATCCTTAATTTATTAGCAAAATATTGAAGAGCTTTAGTGTCTGAAAATGCTGTTGCATCACCACCTCCAGCTAATGGTTGTATATCTGGTGTTCCGTTAGGTGAAGAAGGCATTAAATAATTCTTGAAAAATTGTATCTTAGGTTTTCCGTCTACAGTAAGTTCTCCGCTATCTGTGTTTAGTCTTATATCCTCTTTGTATATTGACATAAGCTCCCCTAATGTTTGTTTTGCTTTTTGTGGGGATTTAGTTCCAATAGGAACAGTCATTGCCATCCTGAAAGATGAATTCATAACGTTCCAAATGATTCTTGTGTGCTCCATTATTCTTAGAAGATTAAAAGAGCGAATCATTCTTTCACAATAGCTTATTCTGGAAGAAGTTCCTCCACCTTTAGCATAACTTAAGTAAATTATTTGAGAATCATATAGCTTTCTTGTTAGAGAAGGATTATCTGGGTATTGAATCCAGATATCAACAAAAGTTCCGTCTGGTTGTTGTTCAACTGTAGGAATTAGAAATGCTGGATCTAATTCTTTAAATCCAACTACATTTTTACCTTTTTTGTCAAAAACTATTTCAAATGCTAATATTCCATCAACTAAGAATTTTCTGAAAAGATGCCATGCAAAAATATCTTGGTTGAAACCGAAAAGATTATATAACTCTTTATATCTTTTTTGAACCTTTTTATATACTTCCTCGTCAACATCATCGTGTTGCATGAAAGAGAAATGAGCCCAGAAGTTTTTCTCATCATAAACTATTGATTCATCACAGATAGTATCTAATATGAATTCTATCTCCGGGTTTTGTGCAAATCCTTGTAGGTATTGTCTTTTGTTCTTATAGTCTCTGTCAAAATAAGCAATATATTGTTTGGTTACAGTATCAGCTCTTCTTAGTCCAAAAAGAAAAGATTCATCTTTTACTCCTCCTTTTTTAAGAAATTGTGCTTCTGTTACTCCTACTGCTTGTGAATTTTTAACTACAAGATCTCCGTAAGCCATTCCAAAGCTTCCAACTTTTTTAACGTTCTCTATGATAGAACTAAAAAATGTTCTTTTATCGTCTGTAAATCCTGCCATTAAGGTATTAAATTCTTTTTATATATCTCTTCAATCTGGGTCCCTTCAATAGAACGTGTGTGAAGATATACAATTCTAGTCCAATCTGTGTAAGGAATTTCTATAACATCTCTTACTTTTTTTAAATCCCATGCTCTATAGGAGTTTTTAAATGGTATATTGTTAAGTATAGCATTTAGTGTTTCGTAATCTGTTTTTAATTGAGATTGTGATTTTGTATCACCACTTTCTATTTTTCTCATATTAGATTCTATCTGAGATTCATAGACTCCCATTATTCTATTAAAAAAAGGTATTCTCATCATAGGAGGCATTAGTATAAGATCTATACCACCAAAAGCAGCTTTGTTTTCATAATTAAAATATCCTGTGAAAAATATAACAGGTCTTTTATTTACAAAGCTTTTACCTTTTTCTAATCTATCATTATACTCAAAAGAATAAATTTTACCAGTTAAAAATTCTGTAGGATTAAATTCTTTTTTCTTGTTAACATAATTTTTTTCCCAATTAAGAAATGCTTCTTCGCCTAGGGATGTTAATCCAGATACTGATAATTTGTAATCCTCGAATTGTTGGTTAAAAGATCTCATCTCATTATAAAGCTTTCGTTTATAGCTCCGAACTTGTATCCTCTTGCTTCCGCGAATCTTGTTGCAGCTTCAAACTTAGCTCTATTTATTATCCAAGTTTTAAGTTTTTCGTTATAACTACGAATTTTTTTCTCTGTAAGAGTTCCTGTAGGTTCTTTTGGACGATTTTTTATATCATACTGATTTTCTGGCTTTATCTCTATAAACCAGTTTTCTATAGTACCGTCAGCTTTTTTAACTTGTATATAGTAATCAACAAAATACTTGTGCTCTTTTTTATCTATTGGAGACCAATATGGAATTGGAAGGGGTTCAGAAGACCATTTTGTTATATTAGGATTTATATCACAATATTGACAAAATTTTCTTTCCCAAGAACTTCTATAGATTATACTGTGGATATCACCAATGTATTTTTCTGGATTACTAGGAGAATATTTCCCAGACTTCCATTTTCCATTGGGTCTAAGTTTTTTTATGTCCACATCTAAATGTTATAGTTAGAGTTTTCCTCTTTTACTATTCTAGAAAAAGGAATAGTTTTTATTGATTTAGGCGGATGTATTTTTTTCCATCCTTTCTTCATTCCATTATGAGCTATTTGTGAAATGAAAGCAAATGGATTATCAGATTTTTCAGGATTATACCTGTTCCAGTATTTAAGAAGATCCTCTATACCTGAAGATATACAGTCTTCTTTATCCTCTGGATCTCTGTAAGAATGTGTTTTTGACATTCCATTAACTATCAGAGTAAACATCTTAATAGTTTCGGAAGTTAATTCTCCCTTTTCTTTACTTTCTAGTAAAGCTCTTTTTAGTTCTTTGTTTTTTACGTATATCATTTTGATTCGGGAAAATTATTTTGGAGATCTTGTATTTGTTTTTCCAAACTTGCTCTTAATTGCTCCAAATTTTTTCTAGAATCCTTGATTACCTTAATACCTATTTTACCGTTTTCTTGACTGGAAGTTTCTAATTCCCCTAACTTTTTTAATGCTCCTTTTAAATCGTCTAAAATAAAACTGAGTCTATTACCAATTCCTTCATCAGGAGAGGTAGTAGACTCAGCTAATTTATTAGTTACTACTTTTTTTTTGTGTTTGGAGCTGCTGATAAATCAGCATTTTTTAAATCCTCAACAAAATTTTTACCGTTTTTCTTGTGATTTCCAGGAGCTGTTGCTAAATCAGCATGATCCTCGTCTTCTATAAACTTTTTTATCTTTTCTGATTTTCCTTTAGGTGCTTTTTCAATGTGAGAATTTTTTTGATTCTCTTTAATTGCAAGATTTTGATTTCTTAAATCTTCAATGAATTTAGCAGATCCTTTAATAGAAGGAGAAGGAGCATCAGCAAGATTTAGATTTTTTAAATCATCTATAAATTTCTTACCGCTTTTTCCTTTACCAGCGTTAGGTAGTGTAGCAAGATTTTGATTAGAAACTTTTTTGTTTTTAGTTAAAAGAGACTTACCTTTTTTATCTTGTGCACCTGACATGTTAGCATTTTTTTCATCTTGTATGAATTTAGAAGAGCCTTTTGTTTTCTTTCCTACTGGTGCTGCTGCCATATGCTTTTTAGAAAGATTCATTACAGATTTATCTTTTTTAGATCCACCTCTTTGTCCTGGTGCATCTGCAAAATTTTGATCCATTGATTCATTAGTATCTACTGAATCTGAATATTCTAATGAAACTTCAGGAGTATCTATTTCGTAGTTATCAACTTCGTCTCCTAAATCTTCAACATCAGAGAAAAAGTATTCACCTGTTTTACCTTCCTTAAATAGGATTGTATAGGTTTTAGAATTTCCATCTACCCCTATAACTCTACCTTTTGTTCCGTTTCTTTTTATTCTAACTTCTGTGTCAATAGGATATCCCATTGCTTCTGTTAAATTGTTATCGATTTCTTTAGCAGATTTTTCGAATCTAGTAATTTCTGTATTTATTTGATTCCATCTCATTTTTAAAGAATCTAATTCGTTTTCTATCCCTTCTTCAAGAGATATTATTTCTTCTGAATTAGATATTAAAGGATTTTGATTCTTAGCATTCTCTATCTTTTTAAGCTCGTTTTCTAAAATTTCAATATTCTTAATAATATCTTTCTTGTCATTTTTCATAATACTCAAGAAAGCTTGTTCACCTTGTAAGAATTCGGTTAATGATTCAGAAATGTCATACTTAATAAAATCTTTAACTATTTTAATTGCTTGAGTTGCATTAGCTTCATATATTTTATTAAGCTTCATGAAAGGATTTACTGTTTGCACATAAATCTTTTCCCCTACTTTAAATACGTTAGCTTCTGCACCTTCATAAACTTTAGAAACGATTTTTTTACCAAAATCTATATCTACAAAATCATCAGCAGCTTTAGCAACAAATATTGCTTTAGATACTCTATTATTTGCTGATTCTAATAAATTATTAGTTGAAACACTTACTGCTTTTGGAAGATCTGATTCTGAAATAATTTTACCATCAAAATATATCTTTTTTTCTTCGTTTTCAAAAACAATTTCAATTTTGTTCTTACCTATATTAAGAGATATTTTATTATCTTCTACTCTTACATCATTGTCAGCTAAAATTGCAGCTTTATTCATCATTTCAGCAGGAACTTCGTCCATTGAACATTCATAAAGTGAATTAGTAGTGTCGTCTAATTTTAAAAATTTACCAGAAGAATAAAATATAGAAGAATTTTCAAATACTGTAATAGGTGAATAAAGATTCTTAACTACACAAACGTTGTTATCAAATCCAATATTGAATTTTCCTGAATTTTGATTTTCATAAATAGAAAGAAAACTAACTAAATTTCTTACCATTGGATTAAATCCAAATCTCTTAATTCCATGTACTAAAGTTTCAGTTGATCTTTTTTCTGATACTAACCAGTTTTTCATTTGGTTTGTAGCATCAGTGAAAAGTTCTTTACCTTGTGCATTTTTAATAGTCTCGTATGTTTTAACTACTTCTAATTCTCTTCTGCTGTTTTCTAAAACACCTTCAAGATTATTTAAAGCAGAAATTGTTGAATCTTCCCAAGAAAAAGATTTAAGATCATTAACTAACCCTTCTAAAAGAAATGCTTCCGAAATATTCTTATTAATTAAAAGATATTCGTATTTTTCTAGCATCATTTTTCCTGCTGGTATTTCGTTTAAAGAAGAGTTTCTTAAAGCAGAAACTGTATTTAAAACTCCAAAAGAAAATGTATTTCTATCATTATTTTTTGGTGAAATGTTAAGATCTTTTGATTCATTAAGCATTTGCCCTGTTGATCCATTTAAAAAAGAAGAAGCAACTGGTGCTTTCATGGCATCTAAACCTGCCCATTCTCTTAATGAGTCTGCAGCATTCTTAGAGGTTTCCATGTGTAATCTGTTGATCTCTGGATTAATATTTTTTTCCATTTTTAATTCGCTTTTTTAGTATATATCTATTCTTTTTTAGATTCCCTTTTGTTATTTATTTCGGATTGAAAGTATTTTTCAATTCTTCTACTCAATCTTACTCTTGGATCTTTTTCCGTTCTATTTAATGTGCTATAAGGCAATATAAAACCGAAGCTTAGAAAAACCCTTCTTGAGTTGAATTCGTTCGTCCAGTGCTTATATAAAGAAGCTTCAAAGCCATAAATATCTCCCTGAGATACTATTATTGAATCATCACCAATAAATAATTCATAGTCATCGGATAAGACACTTATATTACACTTATAGCTTATATATCCATCTATAGCAGCATCATAATGTGGATTAATTTTACCTCCCTTTCTCATATCTACAGCTTGTAAAAAAATATTATCCTTAGGAAAATTAAATTCTTTAGATATTCTTTCTATTATATCATAGATGAAAATGGGTAATTCTTCTTTAGAAACATCAGTTATTGACTGAAATTTTGTAATGTAATTAGTTAAATGTGTATTTGAAATATCAAATATGCAAGATTTACCTTTTAGATCTTTTGAAAGTTCAGATAGATGATAATTACTGTCATCTCCTGTGTGATTCAACGAATCAACCCAATTAACTATTTTAATCGATTCTTCCTCAGATATAAAATCTCGCATTATTCTATAACAATCCGTATTTTCCAATTTTTTTAAGATTGTGTTTTTCTAAAAATTCTTTAGGATTCATAGCTTCTATTGTTGTTAATTCAGCAGAATCTATCATCTGTTTTGCCTTTTCGTCAGTAACTGCCAATACGCATAATTTATGTGTTGCTGGTAATTCTCCGGTAGGTGATAAATCTATTCTTAAGATATTATCATTTTTCATTTTTTCTCTTGCTTGAAGAACCTTAGATTCTTCACATAGTATACAGATTCTCATAGTGTTATTTTTTTAGTAAATTAATAAGTTCTTTCTTTTCTTCTGTTGAAATAGGTTTACTTTTTCTCATATCAACAATAACTTCTAATTGCTCCTCTGTATAAGTATTTAATAATACTTCTTTTGCGGTATTACATTCCCTATACGTCATTTCAAATGCTTCTTTTATACTATCAACCCAAATATCAGTTTCAACCGACTTTAGGTATTTGTTATCTGTTGTTCTTTTTATTAAATTTATCATAATATTATTTTTAATTTATATAAGGTCAAATTTCTTAATTAAAAAAATTGAAATGTAATCCTCCCCAATCATGGTAAGTTTGGTCAGATCCAGGGTCTGAAGTCACTCTAATACCACTTACTGATGTGATATTTGAAAATGTCACATCAATATTACCAGGGAAGTGTAGATCTGCACTATCATCGGTAGTGTAATTCTGATTTACTAATGTGTATGCCCATACCTCAATCCAACCAAATAATGAGTCTGAATATAATTCTATTTTTAAATTGGAAGATTCATAATCACTATGAACGTGTGCAGTTGCAATACCACGAATACTTGTTGTAAGTCTAGTGACATTTAGAATTGGTGGTATATTAATAGTATAAGTATCAAAATCTGTTTCCCCTCCCTCGGCGAACCAATCAATCGAAATTAATGGGGTCTCTTCTTGAGGTGTATTGATTTTAATTTCAATAGGTGTTAGATATAGACCATTGCCGGTATAATCGTATGTTAAAGCATCATTTATTGATAAAATTATTGCATCAGAATCAGAAAGAAAAGAACCAATAAATGATGTCAAAATTAAATTAGGTTGGTTGGGGTAAAAACCAATAGGAACAATTCTTGATGGTGTAGTTATTTGTGTTTTATCTGGTGGTATATTATAATTATAATTATTATTAATATATTCATTAAAAAATCCAACGTAAACTCCCGATGAGAATGGCCCGTCGTCAAACCACACTATGTCATCTCCAAGAGTGTTTTCTAAAACATTAGCAACTATATTACCAACGGATGTTAGTACTGAATTACCCCAAATTATTGGCGTTGTTCCTGTTGCTATAAAAATACACCCAGTTTGAATGTCAAAAGGAGTAGAATCAGTAATTGTGATTATTATATCATTAAGAGGAGTCGTACCCCCAATATCAGTACCCAATATTGTTATTGTATCATTTATGGCATAATCAATCCCGACAGAATTAATACTAAGTGATCCCCCTCCGATACCATTTGTCGAAACATCAAAAGTTGCCCCATTACCCGATCCATTTGTTGTTCCGGTAAGTCCTGGATAATATGAGTTAGATTCAGGTATTGTCCAAAGAGAATCAAAATTAATAATCTTTCCTGCTTGTACATCTGCAACGTTACTAAAATCATCTCCAGCTACATAATCCGTAATTTCGTATGTTTCTCCTACTATTAAGCCATTGATAAAATTAGAATCAAAACCATCTCCTGTAATAGGCCCGGTTTGTGATAATAATGCTCTATATACACTAGTGTTGTTGGAAATTAAATTTCCGTCAATATTTAGATCCCCGCTTATTGTTTGGTTAGCTAAATTATTTATAATATACTTTGTTGCCATTTTATTTATTTTTATTTTTTAATCAACATATACATAAATTGAATATGTTCCAGTTGGACAGTATTGTTCTTTTAATACTGGGTTAATGTATAAACCAAGAGTTCCATCATTATTATCAAAGAAATAACCAAATTCTCTAAAGATAGCATTAAACAATGTAACCAATTCCTGAACATTATTTACAGTTTGACCTGTGTATCCTCCACTATTACTGTAAACACCATCGCAATGAAACTCGAAACTAACATAATCGATAGGGAATGTTAATGCCTGACTATATACTGGGATATAACCCGAACTAACATAGATTGAATCAACATTTAGAATATCATCCTCATCATAATAAGAGATTCTTTTATCTCCTAATCTTCTTTCAAAAATTTGTTTTGTGTAATGGTCGTAGAATAAAGGAGCTGGTGTAACTCCAGTAACTGTGATAACAATATCATCAGAATAAAGGTCGGTAACTAATATTGAAATATCGC